CAAAAGCCCAAAGGTGAGTATGAAAATTTTAACTAACGGCTGTAGTTTTACACAGGGAATATACGACAATTTTTACGAACAAGATGCCTGGCCCTGGGTATTAGGAAACATGTTCGATGCTGACATAGTTAATCTAGCAGAGGGCGGCGGCTCTAATGCCAGAATTTTTAGAACCACACAAGAATTCCTATTAGACAATAGTGCTGATTTAATTGTAATAGGTTGGACTGGGCCTGAACGCACAGAGTTACCCTATTATAAAAATGATTGGTTACGAATAAGTCACAGTTATGTATTACCAGAAAATGATTCATACAGCCAAGATAGTTTTGATCAAAATACTTACTGGTACAAAAATTGTCATAACGATTTACAAAGTGTAGAACAGACTGTATACTACATAAGAGTTTTACAAAAGTTGCCAATACCGTGTATAATGTTTAATGCATTGCAGTGTGACTTTTTATGGCAGTATGAAAATCTAGATCACCCAATGACAAAAAAATTAACAGATACCAGTATCAACAAAAAAATTAAACAAATAAACAAGACTAACTGGGTAAATTGGGGGTCAAGCATGCAAGATTATTTGCAGGACTATCCAAAGGCAGACAGTTTTGGCCATCCAGCCGACGCTGGCCATCTAGCATGGGCACAAGTTTTAGAGAAAAAAATAAATGAAACCCTGTGTACTACACGTTAAAGACGAAGTCAACGTAAAGATCGAAGGCTTGGATCTCGACACTCGACGTAAGCTGAGTAATAAGTTCAAGTATGAGATACCTGGTGCTCGTTATATGCCGGCTGTTAGGCTAGGTCGCTGGGATGGCAAGATGGCATTCTTCCAGCTAGGTGGCAGCACATATATCAACCTACTGCCCGAAATACTACCTATGCTAGCCAGTGATGGCTACAGTGTCTCTCTTAACGATACACGTGACTATGAAATGGACTATTTGCTAGAGCCTGTAACAGAGGATAGTTACAGTGATCGTACCTGGCCCGACAAGCATCCAGCAGCAGGTGAACCTATTGTACTACGTGACTATCAGGTAGAAGTTATCAATAACTTCCTAGATAATCCACAGAGCCTGCAGGAAGTAGCAACCGGAGCAGGTAAGACACTTATCACAGCAGTACTAAGTCACAGATGCGAAGCGCATGGGCGTACTATTGTTATCGTGCCTAACAAAAGTCTGGTAACACAAACAGAAGCAGACTATGTTAACATGGGTTTGGACGTTGGTGTGTTCTATGGTGACCGTAAAGAGTTTGGGCATACACATACCATTTGCACCTGGCAGAGTTTAAACATACTTCTTAAGAATACAAAGAATCAGGTTGCTCCTATAACCATACAGGAGTTCCTCGAGGACGTTGTGTGTATTATGGTAGACGAAGTACACATGGCTAAAGCAGACGCACTAAAGACCCTGCTTACAGGTGTAATGAGTCAGATACCCATACGCTGGGGACTCACTGGCACAATACCCAAAGAGCAATTTGAAAAAGCAAGTTTGTTATGTAGTCTGGGACCGGTTATTGGTCAAATCAGCGCAAGTGAACTCCAGGAAAAAGGAGTTCTTGCTCACTGTGAAGTTAATGTGCTACAATTAATAGACTTAAAAGAGTATACTAACTATCAAAGTGAACTTAAATATCTATTAGAACAGACTAACAGATTAGATTATATCAGTGGCCTTATAGATAATATAAAAGATTCGGGCAATACTCTTATACTAGTGGATAGGATAAATGCAGGAAAAGAACTTGAAAAAAGGATTCAGGGTTCCGTTTTTGTCAGCGGTGGAACAAAGGCACAAGAGCGTAAAGATCATTATGATGAGATTTCTGACTCGACTAACAAAGTTATTATTGCTACTTATGGCGTTGCCAGTGTTGGTATTAATATTCCCCGTATATTTAATTTGGTACTTATTGAACCCGGAAAAAGTTTCGTTAGAGTCATCCAAAGCATTGGACGAGGAATTAGACGAGCAGAAGACAAAGACTTCGTCCAGATATGGGATATTACATCGACGTGTAGGTTTGCCAAGAGGCACCTCTCTAAGAGGAAAGCGTTCTACAACGAGGCAAAATATCCCTTTAACATTCAAAAGGTAGATTGGCAATAATTAAATGAGATTACTTACACTTGAAAACAAACCGTTTGAAATGAACGAACTTCCAGAGGAAATAGACGATCTAAGATTTGCTATCCTTGATAACAGCGATCCTAAGAATCCAGATTATTTTTTTATTCCTCTTATCTTTTTAGAAAGCTTTAATGCTCCAGCCCTTGTGTTGAATATTGCAGGAAAATTAATTAAAATGCCAGTGGACTGGAAAATATTAATTGGTGAAAAAGACTTTGGAGATCTTGAAGTAATAAATCTAAGCAGTCTCAACGATCGAGGATTTAAAGCATTTAGTTTTAATCCAATTGGAAGTTTTAAAGCAGACTTCCTAGACATAGACGTAGTTGATTTGTATTCGGATATTAAGTGGTACTTTCCTAAACTTAAACAAGGACAGATTCTAGCCGTTCCGATTGACGATAATGAAAATCCTCGCTGCGTTTATTGTGCTAAAGATATTAATAAACAAAATGAAGTTGTAGATATAAGTAAGGCATGGTAAAATGAAAACAAACGAATCACAACAACCCGTAGATGCTGGTGAGTCAGTTAGTTTACGCAAGGCCGGCATGTATTTGTTAATGAATGATGTTACTGAAGATACAATGCGTCCAATAATAGAATGGATCATCGAAGAAAACCTAAAAATTAAAAAGCGTAGTCATCTAACATTAATTATATGCAGTCCCGGTGGCGATGTTAATGCTTGTTTTGCTGTAATTGATACTATGAAGGGTAGTACTATTCCTGTGCACACAGTAGGTCTAGGAATGATTGCAAGCTGTGGTCTTCTACTGTTTATGAGTGGCACAAAAGGACATAGGATACTTACACCCAACACCAGCATACTCAGCCATCAGTATAGCTGGGGAAGTTCTGGCAAAGAACACGAGCTTTTCAGCACAGTTAAAGAGTTCGAACTCACAAGCCAGCGAATCATGGATCATTATAAAAAGTGCACAGGATTAAAGGAAGCGGACATTAGAAAATATCTATTGCCAGAAAGTGATGTTTGGTTAGATGCCAAAGAAGCAAAAAAACTTAATATCTGTGATAATATTAAAACAACCTATTAATCAATGTTTGACAGTAGACTTATTAGGAAGATTGATTATAGGAAGTTCGAGTATCGCATAAGTCCTATAAGTGATGAACATTATGAGGTCATAAAAATCGTTCACAACAAGGTTGAAAATTATTTTAAAGATAGAGATAACTGCGGAGTTGAGCGTAAAATATACACTAGTGACTCGAGCAGATATTATACAATAACCTTTGCCTTGCTCGATGATAGCAAACTGTTTGAATTTGCCTTTGCTGAATATATTACCACCAATGGTGTTAGATACTGGTATGAGTGAACTAAGTTTGAATATAATACTCAATGCGCTGGATCGCAAGGACATGAAGTTTTGGGATAAGTGTACACCCGAACAGCAGAAAAAAATTGCGCCATTTTTACTAAACAGATATATGAGTATTGTTAAAGGCAACGCAGAGTTACATGCTTACTATCTCATGGCAACAAATCAACGTGTGAACATTAACTACTTTGCTTTAAGCAAGCATCCTAAACTAGTATGGCAGTTATTATGCACAGTGAGTCCGGGTATGGGTAATCAGTTTCATCAGTGGGTAGGACACAAAAAGAAAGATGGTGGCGGCAAATCAAATGAGATTCGTAAAAAACTAGCAGAACTGTATCCCAACTATAAAGAGGATGAATTAGATTTACTTGCTCGTATCACTACACCCAAGGAACTTAAAGAACTTGCTGAGGCGAGTGGACAATGAGTGACTTGCGTGAAGTCATAGTAGATGCTATAATTAACAGAGATATGTCGGATAAAATTTATACTTGTACATACTGTAATAGAGCATATAGGAAAGAATCAACACTAGCAGCTCATCTTTGTGAACCAAAACGCCGAGCGCAACAAGAACGTGATGTTGGTGTTCAATTTGGCATGCAAGCCTATCTGCGTTTCTATGAACTAACCCAGGGCAGTGCTAAATTGAAAACATACGCAGACTTTTCAGAGTCTCCGTACTACAATGCGTTTGTGAAGTTTGGCAGACACTGTCAAGCCATTAGAGCGATTAACATAAAGGGATTCATAGATTTCGTAATCAAAGGAAATCATAAATTAGATCATTGGTGTAAGGATACTATCTATCAAGAATTTCTGATGGATCACATTAAACGTGAAAATGTACGTGACGCCGTTGAAAGAACTCTAAACACCATGATAGCCTGGGCAGAAGAAAAAGAAAGCGTTTTTAATCATTATTTTTTGTATGCCAGTACAAATCGTGTAACGCACGATATCTCAACAGGCAGGATCAGCAGTTGGGTAATCTATAACTGTTCAACAGGTGTAGAAATGCTTGATAAGCTTAATCCCGAACAAGTTGAAATGGTGTTCCCATATATCGAACCTGATTTTTGGCGGCGTAAGTTTGTGGATTATGTTGCCGATACAGAATGGGTGAAACATATTTTAAAAGAAGCAGGATTATGAAAATTGAGATCCCAGATATTGATATAGATTTTGCGAATAGGCAAGATGCATTAGATGTATTGCCAGGAGGAACCACTGCCAGTATTGAAAGAGATGGTAAACTTATTCGCCACAATACAGGAATGTACTATACTGATATACCAACTGATCCAGTTACTGGACAATGCACCGTGGATTATAAACGTGCTGAAGAACTTGGATACTTTAAACTAGACTTACTTAATGTAAGTGTATATGATCAAGTCAGGGATGAAGTACACCTAGTTGACCTTATGACCAAAACTCCACCATGGAGCCGGCTCTGGGAAGACTTGGATTTTTGTAAACGCATTGTTCATATTGGTAATCATCATGCGTTAATTGCTAGTATGAAACCAGACAGTATAACTAGAATGGCGATGTTCCTAGCTGTTATACGTCCGGGTAAAGCTCACCTACGTAACAAACCATGGAAGGAAATTGCTGAATCGGTTTGGGATCGCAATGTGGATGGTTATACCTTTCGTCGTAGTCATGCTATTGCTTACGCACACCTAGTTGTTGTGCATATGAATTTATCGGATTCTTCTAATTAAGGTTATGTTTTTACGCTTGCTGCGATTTTTACTTAGATCGCTGATATTAACGGCGGGCCCAAACTTAATTTCACAATCTTTGATATTTAAAGTTATGAGAATAGTAGAAAACTTTTTCCAGTCTTGCTTTAAAAAAATATTAATTGGAATTTGTTGATTACTTTCCCACCACCAGACTTCGCCCAGAGATAAAAATTCTATTTTATCTGTTTCATTTTTAATTAGATCGTAGTTGTATATACTTAAAACAGTGTCATCGCTGTTTTGTATAATACCTATATATTCATTTCCGCCATATACGACTAGGCTTAAAAAAGGATACTTCTTTATTATTTCGTCAGTGAGATTAATCATATTGAATAAATAGCATATAATGGCTGCTATCACTAGTTACTTATACGAACAAAATATCTTGGCTACAATAAATGATGTAGCCCCGGGGAATATCATGCATATGTTTTACGCACCTAATGTAAAAGTATATAGGGGAATAGACAACCCTATACGGGTTAATTTTGTAAACAGAGATCAAAAGAAAGTTA